AGTTTCTAATGAAGGAGAAATATCGGCCAGCGATTTCAATCAGCCGCAAGGTATTGCGAGTGATATTAATGGCGATTTAGATCAATTGAATGGTGGATATTTTGTTGCCGGAGCTAAAAGTACTAATAGAACTTGGACTCAGGGAGGCGGGAAAGGCACAGTTTTATATAACCACGAATACGATATAGGATATGCAACTTCTTCTAGTTGGGGAGAAAATATGGGCAGTATGCCTAATCCAAGTTATGTCGGTTTAGGCGAAAATGGTTTAGGCGGAGGAAATTCTGATAGAGCAATTACCGCCTTTATGACAAGAAACTGGTTTCAATCATCTACAAATGATTATTCAGCAAATGTAACTGGTAATAAATTACATATAAGATTTAATACTGGTGGAACAAATAATTATTGGAATGGACTTGGCAGTCTTTCAGCATCTAGTAGTGGTACAGCGCAAAGCGGCAATAGCAGTACTGCAGGCTGGCATCAGCTGTTAGTTGCAACCGACTATACCAACTTGAACACCAACACTGGGCAACGCGGTTATGTCGTATTAGATATGGACGATGCAACCATAACTGCGTATGATGCATCAAATGATTATGTTGATGTTGTTTGGCCATCTGTCGGTATGACATTTGAAAGTGGAGTACAATACAATTTTGTATTTCTCGATTGGGACGTATAAATAAGAATATAGAGAGAATAATATGGCAAAACCAAATTCAAGAGCGACGTTTATAACTTATTGCAAAAGAGCTTTAGGTCATCCTGTGATTGAAATTAATGTTGATGATGATCAAGTCGATGACAGAATCGATGAAGCATTTCAATTTTATAACGAATATCACAGTGATGCCGTAGAAAAAGTGTTTTTAAAGCATTTAGTAACAGCTTCGTATTTAACATTAACAACTTCTGTTGCAAGTAACTTTAACGTAGGAGAAACAATAACTGGAGGAACATCAGGAGCAACTGCTGTTGTTCATAAAGATTCTACCGGTACTAAATTGTATTATCCTTATATTACTCATGAAACTGTTACTGCATTTACAGCAAATGAAACAATAACAGGTGGAGATTCTGGAACAACTGCAACCGTAAGTAGTATAACACTTGGTGATATAGAAAAAGGATATTTAGATGTTCCTGATTTGGTTACAAATGTAACTCGTATATTTCCAATTAGTGATACCTCAACTACAGCATCCTTATTTGATATCAAGTATCAATTACACTTAAATGATATATATTCATTAGGTTATTTAGGAAGCTTAGTTAATTATGAAATTTCACAACAATGGTTATCAATGGTAGATCTTATTATCGATAGCGATGATCATCATTATGATTTCAATCGTCATAGAAATACGATTAGAATTGATATGAATTGGGAAAAAGAAGCTGTTGCAGGAGAAACATATCTAATATTAGAATGTCAGCGAATACTAGATCCAGCAACATACACTGATGTTTATAACGATTATTATTTGAAAAGATACGCGACAGCATTAATAAAAAGACAATGGGGAGCGAACTTAATCAAATTCGAAGGTATGGTAATGCCTGGAGGTGTGACATTTAACGGTCGACAACTATTTGATGACGCAAACGAAGAGATACTAAAATTAGAAGAAGAAGCAAGACTCAATTGGGAAGATCCAATTGACTTCATGACGGGGTAAAACGTGGCAAGATCAGTTTACTTTTCTCAGGCCGTAAAGTCCGAGCAAAATTTATACGAAGATTTGGTAATTGAATCATTAAAGATTTATGGCCAAGATGTATATTATATGCCTCGAACTATGGTTAGTCGTGACTTTGTATTAGGCGAAGATCGAGCATCTAAATTCAATGATGCGTATATGATTGAAGCTTATATTGAAAACGCTGAAGGTTTTGAAGGAGAAGGTGATCTATTCTCTAAATTTGGTTTAGAAATAAGAGACGAAGCCACATTTGTTATTTCTAAAAGACAATGGGAAAAATATGTTGGATTTTGGAATGTTTCTAACATTGTAAGCCCACGACCTTTAGAAGGCGATATATTATTTATGCCTATGACAAATAAATTCTTCGAAATTACTTTTGTCGAACACGAACAGCCTTTTTATCAATTATCTAACTTACCCGTTTATAAATTACAATGTAGCTTATACGAATATAACGATGAAGATTTCGAAACTGGTGTAGGAGAAATAGATGTAGCACAAGTAACTAATGCATATCAAGTTACGATCGATTATACATGTAACGCAAATGCACATCCAGAACAAGGTGAAGTGTTAACACAAATACTAACTACAGATCCTGCAACTTCTGTATTCGGTGAAATACAAACACTCACTAAACTGTCTACTACTACAGGAAGAATAGGAGTATCAAATATTGGTGTATCTGGTGTTGCAGAAGCAAGAGACTTTATACAGTCTTCAACTCTTACAGCAGTTGGAGGAACATCAGCAAATACAATTACTATAACTAAGGTTTACGATATAGGTGATAATAGTATATACGTTGACCCAACAGACGATCAATCTGGAAGTGTTACATTTGAAGTTGAAGCCGACGGTTTCTTAGACTTCACTGAATCAAATCCATTTGGTGATCCATCGGATAATTACTAATGTTTGGAACTCATTTCTATCATTCAACTTTAAGAAAATCTGTAGCGGTATTCGGTACAATTTTTAATAATATATCAGTAATTCGTTTAGACGGATCTGGTGGAGTATTAAACCAAATTAAAGTACCACTATCTTATGGACCTAAACAAAAGTTTTTGGCCAGATTAGACGGTGATGGAATTGATTCAAGTATGGCATTAAAATTACCAAGAATGTCATTTGAAATTACCGGTATTGAACAAGATAGCGCATCAAAATTAAATAAAATGGCCGTAGTTTCTGAGAAACATGCCACAGATTCTTATAAAAAGAAAACAGTTAAGCATATGTCGCCATATAATATTAATATGCAATTGACTATTATGGCTAAAAACCAAGATGATGGTTTACAAATATTAGAACAAATTCTACCGTATTTTCAACCAGAATACACGGTTACTATAAAACCAATTAATGGTTGGTCATATAAACAAGATGTTCCTATCGTATTAACAGGAACTGCTATTAATGATGAGTACGAAGGGGATTTTGTATCGAGAAGAGTACTTACATATACATTAGATTTTACAATGAAGATGAGATTCTTTGGGCCTACAACAAATAGCAAAGTTATAAAAGAAATTGATATCGATTATTACGATAAAGATAATACTGCAGAAAAATATTATGGAATTAATATAGGTATTAATCCAACAACTGCAGATGCAGATGATACATTAATCACAGCTGGATCTCCAGGAGCAAACGAGTACAAAATTACTACAACGTATGATCCTATTGGAGTTCCTGAATCGTTCGCAATATATGGTACTGTATTAAGCGGTACTTTTCAAATGGGTGAAACTATAACTTCTAACGTATCAAACAATACAATGGAAGTAAGTAATACTGCATATACAACTAATCCTACAGCTGGTACTATTACTGTTGCTGCTCCTAGCGGATGGTTGAATATTGGTGAAGTGTTAACTGGATCAACGTCTGGAGCGACAATCACAGTTGCATCATACACATAAGGTTAAATATTATGGATAAGAAAAAGAAAATAGAAGATAGTCTCGCAAAAAATTTGCCTAGCAAAAAAACCTCGTTAAGTACTCAGCTTATTGATCAAAAAGACATAAAAGATGATTATGATTTTTCACGAGCCACATATAAAGATTTAATACATACTGGAACAAGATCATTAGATGTGATGGCTGAATTAGCCAGAGAGTCTGAACATCCAAGAGCATTTGAGGTATTAAGTAATTCAATTAAGAACATTGCTGATGTTACTGACAAATTGATGGCCCTTCAAAAAACTAAAAAACAATTAAATAAAGAAAAAGATGAACAGGAAAGAAACGTCACAAATAACAACGTGTTTGTTGGAAGTACAGCAGACTTACAAAGAATGTTAAACGCAAAGGATGACGTAATAGAAGTAAATGCCGAGAATAAAGAATAACGAGTTTGGATATCTTGGCAATGTCAATGTAAAACGTGATGGTGTCGAAGAAGGTTTTACAGCTGAACAAGTCAGAGAATATAAAAAATGCATGGAAGATCCTGCATATTTTGCAACTAAGTATGTAAAAATTATTTCTCTTGATGATGGTTTAGTGCCATTTGAATTATATCCATATCAAGAACAAATGTTTCATCACTTTAATGCTAATCGCTTTAGTATGTGTTTAGCATGTCGACAAAGTGGTAAATCTATTTCAAGTGTAGTATATCTTTTATGGTATGCTTTATTTCATTCTGAAAAAACTATTGCTATTCTTGCAAATAAGGGTGTTGTTGCAAGAGAGATGTTAGCACGTGTAACATTAGCATTAGAACATATTCCTTTCTTTTTACAACCTGGAACAAAGGCTCTTAATAAAGGCTCAATTGAATTCTCAAACAATTCTCGTATAATTGCAACCGCAACATCTGGTTCATCAATTAGGGGATTATCTGTTAACCTATTATTTTTGGATGAGTTTGCATTTGTAGAAAACGATGCAGAATTCTATACATCAACATATCCGGTAATTTCATCTGGTACTGATACAAAAATTATAATCACATCTACTGCAAATGGTGTAGGAAATATATTCCATAAATTATGGGAAGGTGCAGTTTCTGGGGATAATGAGTTTAAGCCCTTTAGAGTTGACTGGTGGGATGTTCCAGGTAGAGACGATGATTGGAAAGCATTAACAATTGCTAACACATCTGAACTACAATTCGATCAAGAATTTGGAAATACCTTCCTAGGCCGGGGCGGGACACTTATTGATGCGAATGCATTATTAGAACAAAAGATGCATGAACCTGTATTGGTAAAAGAAAACGTATATGTTTACGAAATGCCTTTACAAAATCATGAATATGTAATGACAGTTGATGTTGCAAAAGGAAGAGGGCAAGATTATTCAACTTTTACAGTTATTGATATTAGTGTAAATCCGTTTAAACAAGTAGCAGTATTTAGAGATAACACAATATCTCCATTGTTATTTCCAGATCTTATATATAAGTACGCTGAATTATTTAATAAAGCCTATGTTATAATAGAATCGAATGACGCTGGTCAATTAGTATGTAATGGTTTATATTATGATTTAGAATATGAAAATATGTTTGTAGAATCTTCAGTTAAGTCAAATGCAATTGGTGCTACAATGACGAGAAGAGTAAAACGTATTGGATGTTCAAATATTAAAGATTTAATAGAACAAAGAAAAATACATATAGTGGACGCAAATACAATCGTAGAAATGAGTACCTTTGTGGCAAAAGGTCAGTCATATGAAGCATCGTTAACAAATCACGATGATTTAATGATGAATCTCGTTTTATTTGGTTGGTTTACTACAACAGACATCTTTTTAGGTATGACAGATATCGAAATGAAAAAGATGTTATATAAAGAACAATTAAAAGCTATACAAGATGACGTAATTCCATTTGGTTATGTAAATGACGACCCCGAAGAAGTGAAAATGGAAGTAGATGAAGATGGTCAAGTATGGTTTGAAACACAAAACGGTCCACATACAGGTGTTTTCTAGAATATAGAATATTATAAATATAAGTATGAATGTAACCGAAAGGTTAATTAACGTATAATGTGGACTTAATATAACTAATAACTCATTGAGAGGTAAACGCGATGGCATTTCAAGTATCACCAGGCGTCCAAGTCAAGGAAATTGACGCAACGGGCGTAGTACCTGCGGTCTCCACCAGTATTGGCGGAACTGTTGGTTCATTTAACTGGGGTCCTGTGGAAGAAGTAATAGATGTAAGCTCTGAAAAGCAGCTTGCTGAAGTCTTCGGAACACCGGATAACAGTACTTATAAATACTTTCTAACCGCTGCCGGATTTTTAAAATACGGTAACGCGCTGAAAGTAGTAAGAGTTGCCAGTGGTCACGATAACGCGACTGCTGACGGTTCGGGCCTTCTTATCAAAAATGACGATCATTACACCAACAACTATGCAACCGGTCAAGGTTCTATAGGTTTATGGGCAGCAAAATACCCAGGTGCTTTAGGAAATAGTTTAAAAGTAGCAATGTGTACAGAAGGCAACTTATTTGCCGGCTGGACGCACGCATCAAGCTTTGATTCTGCTCCTGGAACATCTAATTATGCTACTTCATTAAATAAAGGTAGTATTGGTGATGAACTTCACGTAATTGTCATTGATGAAGACGGTTTAATTTCTGGAACTGCTGGAACAGTTTTAGAAACATTCGCATTTGTATCGCAAGGTTCAGATGCTAAAAAAGACGATGGAACTTCTAACTATTATGTAGATGTAATCAATCAAGGTTCAAACTACATTAGATGGATGGATCATCACGGTACATTATCTGAAGCAGGTAACGCAATTTCTGCGTCAGCTTCATTTACTGGACTTTCATCAAACTCTGACCAAGACTACTTAGGTAGATCTTTGGGCGGTGGTTCTGATGATAATACACCAACAGCCGCAGAAATTCAAACAGGTTTCGATCTGTTAGAAGATGCTGAAACTGTTGATGTACAACTCCTATTTGCATATCCAGATGCATCAGGAAACACGATATCAAATGACTTAATCTCTATTGCAGCTGCAAGAAAAGATTGTATGGCATTTGTATCACCACCACTAGATGACACAGTTAACGCAACTACACCTGCTGCTGATGTAAAAGCTTGGGCTGACACGCTCACTTCAAGTTCTTATGCTTCAGCCGATTCTACTGCGATTTATGTTTATGACAAATATAATGACGTATATAGATGGATTGGTGCAGCTGGCCACATTGCTGGTCTTTGTGCAGCAACTGATCGAACTGCTGATGCATGGTTCTCACCTGCAGGAGCAACAAGAGGTCAACTATTTGGTGTAACGAAATTGGCACATAATCCTAAGAAAGCTGATAGAGATACTCTCTATAAAGCAAGGGTTAATCCAATTGTCTCATTCCCAGGAGAAGGAACACTTCTTTTTGGTGACAAAACATTGCTTTCTAAGCCTTCAGCATTTGATCGTATTAACGTACGTAGATTGTTTAATACTTTAGAAAAAGCAATCTCAACTGCTGCAAAAGCACAACTCTTCGAATTCAATGACGAATTCACAAGAGCTCAGTTTAAAAACTTGGTTGAGCCGTTTTTGAGAGACGTTAAGGGTCGTAGAGGAATAACAGATTTTTCTGTTGTCTGCGATACAACTAATAACACAGGTCAAATCATTGACACTAATCAATTCGTAGCTGATATCTTTATCAAACCTGCGAGATCGATTAACTTCATAACTTTGAACTTTATTGCAACTAGAACCGGTGTAGATTTCTCTGAAATCTCCGGTACATAATAGGAGGACATCATGGCAATTTTAGGAGTAGACGATTTTAAATCTAAACTTACTGGTGGCGGTGCACGTCCTAATATGTTCAAAGCAACTGTTAATTTCCCAGCTTATGCTCAGGGAGATGTTGAATTGACTTCATTTATGTGTAAACAAATCGCAATACCAGCATCAACGCTTGGTACTGTAGAAGTTGCATTTAGAGGAAGAAAGTTTCAAGTTGCTGGTGATAGAACGTTCGAAAATGTAGGACTAACTATTATCAATGATGTTGACTTTGCTGTTAGGAACGCGTTCGAAAGATGGATGAACGGAATTAATGGACATGAAAGTAATACTGGTATAGCCAATGTTACTGATTATTCATCCGACATCGTAATTGAACAGCTTGATAAAGCTGGCGAAACCGTTAAAACTTATAATATGAGAGGGTGTTGGCCTGTCTCAGTAGCTGCAATCGATCTTAACTACGATTCTGCCGATGCAATCGAAGAATTCGCAGTTGATTTAGCTTGTACTTATTGGGAATCTGACACAACTAGCTAAAAATAAGTTGTATAAATAATATTAGAGGAGAGGCCGAAAAGGCCTCTCCGATAATGTTACGGAGTAAAATATAATATGGCAGAATTATTCGGATTCGAAATTAATAGAAAAGGTTCAAAAGCCGCAGAGCCGGTCTCTTTTGTACCTAACACCGAGCAAGACGGTGCTGGAGTTATTTCTAGCGGCGGTCATTTTGGTGCATATATTGATTTAGATGGCGATAAAGTAAAAAATGAAATTGATTTAATTATTAAATATCGAGATGTAGCTACTCAACCTGAAACGGATGCAGCTATTGATGATATTGTTAATGAATCTATCATTGGTGATGGAGATAGTGCTCCAGTAAATATCGTTTTAGATAAAGTAGATATATCTGATAAAATAAAAGATAGTATCAGAAATGAATTTAAAGTAGCATTGCGATTATTGGATTTTACGCAATACGGCTCAGACATTTTTAGAAAATGGTATGTAGATGGTAGATTACCATTTCATGTTATTATAGACGAAAAAAATCCTAAAGGTGGTATTAGAGAACTTAGATATATTGATCCTATTAAACTTAGAAAAGTGAAAGAGATAGAATCAAAGGCAGATCCTAAAACCGGAGCTGAGGTTATCGTTAAACAAAAAGAATATTTCTTATTTCAAGACGATAAAATGGGTAAAGCAAACGAAGGTTTAAAAATACATCCAGACGCTATTATATATGGCACATCTGGAATGTTAGATCCTTCACGAAGAAGAATTTTATCTTATTTGCATAAAGCAATTAAGCCTGTGAATCAACTTAGAATGATGGAAGATTCACTTGTAATTTATAGAATATCGCGTGCGCCTGAAAGACGTATATTTTATATTGATGTTGGTAATTTACCTAAGGGTAAAGCTGAAGAATACTTAACCAACATTATGAATAAGTATCGTAACAAATTAGTATATGATGCTAGCACTGGTGCAGTCAAAGATGATCGTAAACACATGTCAATGTTAGAAGACTTCTTCTTACCTAGACGTGAAGGCGGTAGAGGTACTGAAATTAGTACTTTACCTGGTGGAGAAAATCTTGGGCAAATCGATGATATTTTATATTTTCAGAAAAAACTATATAGAAGTTTGAATGTACCTTTAAATAGGTTAGAACAAGAAGCTCAATTTAGTTTAGGAAGAAGTACAGAAATAACACGTGACGAAGTGAAATTTAAGAAGTTTATTGATAGACTTCGTAAAAGATTCTCAGATGTCTTTATGCAAATACTGAAAACTCAGCTGTTGCTTAAGGGCGTAATTACAAAAGATGATTGGAAAAAGTTTAGACAAGATATTGTTTTTGATTTTATTGAAGATAACTATTTTGCAGAATTAAAAGAATCTGAAATGTATAGAGAAAGATTTGAAATGTTATCAACACTTGATGAGTATGTTGGTAAGTATGTTTCAGATGAATGGATTAGAAAAAAGATCTTAAGACAGTCCGACCTTGAAATAAAAGAGCTTGATAAGCAAATAAATGCTGAAAAAGCTGCTGGGGGAGACATGGAATTAGACCTTGACATCTAAATTATTATAAATATATTAAAGGAAACAAGAAGAATGAGTAACGTTGAAGAGTTAATTACTAACGTGAAAGATGACGATCTTGTGAGTGCAAATAAAGCTTTCGATCAGCTGATGTCGCAGAAAATAAATGCTGTGATGGATGCTAAGAAAGTTGAACTGGGCTCTAGCGTTATCGATCGAGTTAAAGAAAAACAAGAAGATTAAATATGAAGCTAATAGCCGAATACACAGATAGTAACATTCAATGTTACACTGAAGCTACCAAAACAGGTGGCAAACAACACGTTATTGAAGGCGTGTTTATGCAAGCCGATAAGAAAAATCGAAACGGTCGCATATATGAGAAAAAGATTTTAGAAGCAGCGGTAAATAAATACGTTGCTGAACAAGTTAAAAGTGGTAGAGCTGTAGGTGAGTTAAATCACCCAGAAGGACCTACGATTAACTTAGATAAGGTTTCACACAAAATTACTGAACTCAGATTTGAGGGAAATAATGTTGTAGGAAAAGCATCAATCCTTAAAACCCCTATGGGACAAATCGTTGAAGGTTTGTTAGATGGAGGTGTTAAGCTTGGTGTATCAAGTCGTGGTATGGGTAGTCTTGTACAGAAAAATGGTACTAGTTATGTTGGGTCTGACTTTATGTTAGCCACAGTAGATATCGTTCAAGATCCTTCCGCTCCAGAGGCATTTGTCAATGGAATTATGGAAGGAGTAGATTGGATATGGAATAACGGTATATTGGAAGCGCAAGAAATTGAAAAGATTGAGACTGAAATTAAGCGTACTCCGTCGAAGCATTTAGCTGAGGCGCAGATTCGAGCGTTTAAAAATTTCCTCTCTAAACTTTAAACTCTATAAAGGAGAGAAAAATGTCAGAATTGGACAAAAATGCAGTTGAAGAAACTGCTGCCGATTTAGCAGAATCTCAAGATGCAGAGCAAGTTGAAGTGGAAACTTCAGAAGAGCTCGTTGAAAACGAAGTTGGAAACGAGGAAATTTCTGAAGACGCAGAAACTGAAGAAGTAACAGAAGCTAAAGACGAAGAAGAAGAAAAAGAAGAAGTAGAAGAAACTGCTCCTGCTTTAAAAACTCCTTCAACTAAAGCTGGTGTTATTAACGCTGCAGTCGAGATGCTAAAGAAAGCAAAAAAACATGAAGCGCAAGCTATGTTTGCTAAAATGACTAAAGTCGATGAGTCTGAAGATGATGGTTCCGTTGCTAAAGCTATTGCTGCTGCACCAAAAGCTGGTGATAAAAGTATCAAAGCTAAGAAAAGTGATGCTGCTGCTAAAGCAGAATCAGTGGAATTTGATTATTCAGAAGATTTAGATGCATTAGTATCTGATGAAGCTACATTGTCTGAAGGATTTAGAGCGAAGGCTGAAGCAATCTTCGAAGCAACACTTAAGTCAAAACTAAGTGCAGAAATCGAAAGAATGGAAGGCGAATACGCGCAAAATCTTGAAGAAGAAGTTGGTGAAATTCAAACATCAATGGTTGAGAAAGTTGATAACTATCTGAACTATGTTGTTGAAAATTGGATGAAAGAAAATGAAGTTGCAGTTACAACTGGTCTTAGGACTGAAATTGCAGAATCATTTATGGATTCTTTACAAACTGTCTTCAAGGAACATTATATTGATGTACCAGATGGTAAAGAAAACTTAATCGACGATATGGCCGATCAAGTTTCTGAGCTTGAAGAACAACTCAATAAAACCACAGAAGAAAACATCGCGTTACACGAAAAATCTCAAAGATTTGAGAAAGACAGTGTAATAAGAGAAGCTTCTTCAGGGCTTGCTGACACTGACGCAGAGAAGCTTGCATCATTGGTCGAAGATATTGATTTTGATGACAAAGAAACTTTCGAAATGAAAGTTAATACTGTCAAAGAATCTTACTTCAAAGATGATTCAGCCGAACCTGTAAGTGAAGTAGACGCTGTCATAGGAAATGATTCAACTCCGGTTGAAATTTCAGATGTTATGAGCAGATACACACAAGCTATATCAAAACACAATAATTAATTTTATCTATTAAGGGGAAACAAATGTTTAACGCAGATAATAAATTAGTCGAGAAATGGTCTCCTGTACTTGAGCACTCAGATGCTCCTGCTATTGATAGCAAGTACAAGCAAGCTGTTACAGCTCGACTCTTGGAAAACCAAGAAATCGCCTTACAAGAAGAAAGAAACCAATCACAAGGATTCGTAACAGAAGCAGCTGCTAACGCAACTGGCTCTAACATCGATAACTTTGATCCGGTTCTTATCTCTCTAGTAAGACGTGCAATGCCTAACCTTATCGCTTACGATATCGCAGGTGTTCAACCAATGACAGGACCAACTGGTCTTATCTTTGCAATGAAGTCTAAGTACAGCACTCAAGGTGGTACTGAAGCTTTATTTGATGAAGCAGATACTGATTTCTCAGGAACTGGAACTCATCAAGCAGAACCTACTGGATTAGGTGGAGCAACTGATGGTGACTCAGACGGAACGATCGTCGATTCAGCAGCTGCTACCATCACTAACACATTCGGTACAGGTTTACCAACAGCAACTGCTGAAGCCAGAGGAACTACTGGTGGAGCAGGCGCAGCATTCGCTGAAATGGCTTTCTCAATCGAGAAATCAACAGTGACTGCAAAATCTAGAGCTCTAAAAGCTGAATACACTATGGAACTTGCTCAAGATCTTAAAGCAATCCACGGTCTTGACGCTGAAGGCGAATTAGCTAACATTCTTTCTGCTGAGATCCTTGCGGAAATCAACAGAGAAATGGTAAGAACTATTCTTACTAAAGCTAAGATCGGTGCTCTTCAATCATCTACAGCAGTAAGCGGTATCTTTGATGTTGCAACTGACTCAGATGGTAGATGGATGGCTGAAAAATTCAAAGGTCTAGTTATGCAACTCGAAAGAGAAGCTAACGTGATCTCAAAAGAAACAAGAAGAGGAAAAGGTAACTTTGTTCTTTGTTCTTCTGATGTTGCTTCTGCATTGGCTGCTGCTGGTGTATTGGATTATTCTCCAGCTCTAGCTACAAACCTAAATGTTGATGATACTGGTAATACTTTTGCTGGTGTTCTTAATGGTCGTATGAAAGTTTATATCGATCCTTATGCAACAATAGACTTTGCTTGTGTTGGTTATAGAGGATCTAATCCTTATGACGCAGGTATGTTCTACTGCCCTTACGTTCCTTTAACTATGGTTAAAGCGATTGGTGAGAGCGACTTCCAACCAAGAATCGGTTTCAAAACTAGATATGGTATGGTTACTAACCCATTTGTTGCCGCTGACGGAACAGGTACTGATAGAGCTAACCCTTATTTCAGAATCTTCAGAGTCGACGACATTATGGTGTAAACCTAAAAGTCTTCACACTTTTAAAGCAGGATCTTCGGATCCTGCTTTTTTTTGCGTATAAATAGATATATGAATTATAAAACAATACAAAAGCAACATACCGAACTCAATTGGGATGGTGATGCAGAATTAGAAACTGAATTCGAACAATATACGACAAGAATGTGGTTAGATAATTGTGACGAAAACAAATCATTTGGATCTACATCATACACATATGAAGAATACAAAACTAAATTTCACGATTGGCTTTGGAAGAATTACAATAAACAAGATCAAGAAAACGGTCGATGGAATTGGTACGGAGAATTAAATGGCAGTAACGACTAATAAAAACTTTTTAACACCTATAGGGTTTAAATTTAATATTGACAATAACAAATATCCGAATTTAGATTATTTCTGTCAAAGCGTATCTTTACCTTCAGTAAGTTTAACCGCGGTTGAAACACCATACAAAGGTGTTAATTTAGGTTTTACTGGTGATAGATTGACATTTGATGATTTAACTATTACATTTAATATCACAGAAGATATGGAAAATTATAAAGAGACATTCGATTGGTTGCACAATTGTATTACGACTAACGAGCTTTTTACTTCTGATGCTATATTAAGTGTATTGTCGTCACACAATAATGTAAATAAAGAAATAAGGTTTAGTGATTGTTTTCCTACAAGTTTAAGTGGTGTCGATTTTACATCACAAGCATCTGATGTTGAATACTTGCAGGCAACGGTAACGTTTAAATATACAAACTTCGAATTTATTTAAACATGTACAAATGCCACAAAATGTGGTATAATATACAGTTATCATTTTAATATGGAGAAATTATGAATTTAGAATCAATACTTGAGATGTGGAAAAAAGACTGCATAATAGACGAAATGCAGTTAGACGAAGCTTCTAGAGAATCCGCAAAATTACACTCAAAATACTTAGAGTTACTAAGCTCTAATCGTATGCGTCTTAAAAAATCAGAACTAGAATATAAAGT